ACCGCAGGCCAAAGAAAAGCAGGACGCGGATTTTTTCATCCCGTCCACCTATCGGGCGCATGACGGACGGGCGCATGAGGCCCAGAGGCTGCGCGGCGCGTTCCGTGCGCTGGCCATTGATATTGATCGCGGCAACCCATCTATTGATGACGTGCAGCAGGCCGTGCAGGCCGTCTGCGGAGATGTCGGTATGCTGATTTATTCGTCATCTGGAGCAACCGCCGACAATCGCAAGTGGCGCGCTATTATCCCGCTGGCATCCGTGTTGACAGGCGCAGAGTATGAGGAAGTGCAGGCAGCGTTTTTTGATCTGCTGCACATTAAAGGCATTCATCCTGACGGCGCACTGGCTCGATGCGGGCAGCCCATCTATCTGCCCAACGTGCCTTTGCAGCGCCGCAATGTCGATCTGACGCCGATTTTTTACCAACACCGCGTGCTGCGCGGCAAGACCCTGACACTCGACGGCGAATGTGTTTTAATTCAAGAATTAAATCGCAAGGCCGAACAGCGACGCATTGCCGTGCAACAAGCCGACCGGGCACGGGCAGATCGGGATCGCCAACGCGCGGATCGCCGTCAGAATTTTCCAGATGAGATTAGCCCGGTTGATGCGTTTAACACCGACCACAGCATTGCCGATCTGCTGGCTAAATATCAATACGCGCGGCGCGGCGCATCGGATCACTATCGCTCGCGTTATCAAACCAGCCCCAGCTTCGCCACCGAAGATTTTACGACGCATTGGGTGAGCCTATCGGGATCCGACGCCGCCGCTGGCATCGGCAGGCCGAAGGCACAAGGTGATCATTCATATTGCTGGGGCGACGCCTTCGATCTTTTTGTGCATTACGAGCATGACGGCGATTTCGATAAGGCCGTGCGCGCCTATGGGATCGAGATCAATCCAAACCGCAACGACGTGCCAGAGAATGGCATGGATGATTTTGACTATATAGCGCCAACCGCCGCGCTGGAGGCCGCAAGCAGCGCGCCAGAGGGAGGCGACGATGAACCGCCGCTCGACATGCCAGACGCGCCCACAGACGCGCCAGAGGCGGCCCCAGACTGGCCAACGCTTTACGATATGTTCGACGAGGCCAGCATTGAGCCGCGCCGCTGGATCTATGCCCACCATTACCTGAGATCCTTTGTCAGCGTTCTGGCATCGGCAGGCGGCATCGGCAAGACATCGCTCCAGATCGTGGAAGCCCTCGCCATAGTCACGGGCCGACCGCTGCTCGGCGAGGCTGTAAAAGAGCAAACAAATGTTTGGATCGTCAACCTAGAAGATCCGATTGAAGAAATTCAGCGCCGCGTGGTGTCCGCCATGCGCCACTACAGCATAAAACCCGCAGAAGTGCAGGGGCGATTGTTTGTCAACGCTGGCCGAGACTTCAGCCTCAAGTTTGGCATCCAAACCCGCGACGGCGTTTTGGTAAACACAAAGCTTGTCGAATATCTCTGCCGAAAAATACCTGAAAAGCAAATCGGCTGCTGCTTTATTGATCCGTTCGTCAACGCGCACAATATCAACGAGAACGACAATATGGCCGTGAACGCTATTGTAGCAGAAATTAGGCGCGTGGCTGACGAGACAAAGTGCGCCATCGGGCTGGTGCATCACATCCGCAAAGGCAACGGGGAGGACGCCAGCATCGACAGCGTGCGTGGTGCAGGCAGCCTGATCGGCGCCGCCCGTGCCGCCCGGGTGATTAACCGGGTGTCGCGCGAAGACGCAGCCAAGCTCGGCATTGATCCGCTGGAGGCACGGAGCGTCTTTCGTGTTGATGACGGTAAAGCCAACCTTGCCCCACCAGCCGCAGCCGCCGTTTACCGCAAAATGGAGGGCGTCAAGATAGACAACGGCGAGTGGATCGGGGTCTGCATTCCTTACGATCTGCCAGACGCTTTTGACGGCATCAGCGCCAAGGACGCGAGGTCGGCACAGAGGATCGTCGCGGACGCGCACACAGACGGCGAGCCGCTGCGCGAAAGCTCGCAATCATTAAAATGGGCAGGCCTGCCGATAGCAGAAATGCTTGGCATCGACATCACGGACAAGAAAGGCAAAGCCAAAATTGCGTCTGTCATCAAAACATGGATTAGCACAAACGTGCTGGCCATCGAGAGGATTACTGATAAAAGAACCGGTCGCGAGGTGTCGGTTATCGTCGTCGGAGAATGGATCAGCGCAGATGAAGTGTGATAAAAATGTCTCCACACCTATAGCCTATCAGGTGTGGAAAGGTGTGGAAAGGTGTGGAAAACTACCACCCACCACACCCCCCCCCCTAAAGGGGGGTGTGGGGTGTGGTGGAAGTGGTGTTTCTTAAGTGGGGTGTGGAAAGGTGTGGAAACATGATGAAATTTCAGAGGACAAAATCAATGGCCAAAAAACCAACACGCCAGAGAAAAGAAGACCGCCTCATTCACCCACAATCGACGGCAGCAAACATCCGTTGCGACATCGCTCTAGGGCCGCTCGATACCGCCTCTAGCGAGATGAATAAAAAATGGGGCGTCGACCGGCTGCCCGAAATTATCTCTCTCGAGAGCGCCGCAAAGTGGGGCAGGGCAATCGCAGGCTTGAACAACGCTATCGACGCACAAGATCCCGACAAGGTGAAGTTCTGGGTGGAGGTCTGCCTGCGCGGGCTGACCGCAATGGACGCCGAAGCCGTCAGCCTCGGCAGGCCCGTGTCTGATCCCATGATCTGGGAATATCAATACGAGGGCACGACATTCGGCATTATCGAAGACGGGCGCGAATGGCCCGCTGCATACGCCAAGCGCCCGGGCATCGCCATACACACCATGCGCGAGGTCGCCATAGCACTTCACGCCCAGCGCAGCGGTATCGTCAATGCCGCCAAGCTGGCGTTCCCCGGAGCCGAGGTGACCGCAATTCGCAACCCCCCTGCACCGCTTGACGAAACAGTGGCGAATGATGAGTTTTTAGAATATGATCAGAAATAAGGCCTACGGCCCACGGGAGACGAAACGACATGACCACAAAATTGAAAACTGTCCCGACAAAAGACCTGATCCCGTATGCGCGCAACAGCCGGACGCACAGCGATGCGCAGGTTTCGAAGATCGCGGCCAGCATCCGCGAGTTCGGTTTCTTGAACCCGATCATCGTCGACGGCAAGAACGGCATCATTGCAGGCCACGGGCGCGTTATGGCGGCCCAGAAGCTGGGTCTAACCGATGTCCCGGTGATTGAGGCGGCGCACCTGACAGACGCGCAGAAAAGGGCCTATGTGATCGCGGACAACCGCCTTGCACTGGATGCGGGCTGGGACAATGAGATGCTGAAGATCGAACTACAAGATCTGGATCTTGCCGGGTTCGACTTAGGTCTGACCGGCTTTGACCTAGACGAGCTGACAGATCTGCTCGCTGAACCAACCGAAGGCTTGACCGACGAGGACGACGTTCCAGAAGTGCCAGCCATCCCGCTGACTGTCGAGGGTGACGTTTGGCTGCTTGGCCGGCATCGGTTGATGTGCGGAGACAGCACCAGCATCGACGCAGTGGACAAGCTGATGGCGGGCCGAAAAGCTGACATGGTGTTCACTGACCCGCCTTACGCCTTGTTTGGCAACAGCACGGGCGTGGCGGGCGTTACTGACGACAACATGGTTCGGTCGTTCTTTCGTGACATCATGGTCAATCTAAAGGTTACGGCGAAGCCATACGCACACATTTACATGTGTTGCGATTGGCACTCCGCTTTTTCGCTTGAAGCCGTTGCGCGATCCATTGAGTTGAAAGCCAAAAACCTCTGCATCTGGGACAAGGGCGATGGCGGCGTGGGCGCCATGTATCAGCAGTGCTACGAAATGGTCTGGTTCTTTGACAACTCTCCAACCGCGAATACCATAATGGGGAAGACCAAGGCTGGAGTTCGGACTGTTCAAGGCAAGCCAAACATCTGGCGCGTAAAGCGGCACATGAAGGACAGGGTGCATAACGCGCAAAAGCCCGTGGATCTTGTTCGCATACCAATCGGCGCAAGCTCAGACTCTGGAGATTTGGTGCTCGATTTGTTCGGCGGAAGCGGGACAACGCTAATCGCCGCAGAGTGCGAAGCGCGGTCTTCATGCTCAATGGAGCTCGACCCGAAATATTGCGATGTCATCGTCAAGCGATGGCAGGACTTCACCGGGCAGCAGGCGACGCTTGAGGCGACCGGCCAGACCTTTGCAGAACTGGAGGCGGTGCGATGCAAAGCCGCGTGATGAGCGGCGCTGAGGCGCTGGCGAACACCTTAATAGGCTACGCAGTATCGCTTGCGGCAACGGCAATCGTGCTCCCGCTGTTCGGCTACGCAGTCAGCGCGGCAGACGCGGTGGGCATATCCGTTGCGTTCACCGCGATTTCTCTGGTGCGCTCCTATGCGCTGCGTCGCGCCTTCAACTGGTGGCAAATGAGGGGAGCTGGGTATGGCAAAACAACCGACTGACACTGAAAAACCGAACGTAAAAAAGACCGGACAGAACGGCGGCGCGCGCGAAGGGGCGGGCAGACCGGCGTTCGTGCCCACCGCAGCCGAACGCAAACAGGTCGAAGCGCTGTCCGGTTACGGGCTCACCATCGAGATGATCCGGCATCTGGTGCGGGACGGCATCGCGATCGAAACAGTGCTGACGCATTTCCGCGCCGAACTGGACGCAGGCAAAGCCAAGGCGAACGCGCAGGTCGGCAAGCGACTGTTCCAGAAGGTCATGGAAGGCGACACAACCGCCATGATCTGGTGGACAAAGACGCAGATGCGCTGGTCGGAAACGCAAAAGGTCGAGATCACCGGCGCGCAAGGCGGGCCGATCCAAACTGTCGATCTATCGCAGGTCTCAACCGCAGCCCTTCTCGAACTGTCAAAGGCCATCGCAGATGCAGCTCCCAAAGATAACGACGGCAGATCGCGACTTAATTGAAGCAGAGCTATGCCGCAGGTCGGTGCTCTACTTCGCGCAGACGTTCTGGCCGGTGCTTGAGCCCGGCAGGAACCTTGTGACCGGGTGGCCTATCGAGGCGATTGCAGAGCACCTCGAAGCGGTCACCCGGGGCGAGATCCGCAAACTGCTGATCACAGTTCCGCCCGGGTCGATGAAGTCGCTGTTGACGCGCGCGTTCTGGCCCGCGTGGAGCTGGGCAAAAGATCCGTCGCTGCGCTATATCGGCGCGTCCTATGCTGAAGCGCTGGCGGCGCGCGACAACAGGCGCGCCAAGATGATCGTGGAGAGCCCGCTTTACCAGCGGCTATTCCCCAGCGTGCGGCTGTCTGATGACCAAGCGCAGAAAGTGAACTTCGCGAACACCGCGACGGGATCGATGATGGCGACATCGGTGCGCGGGCGCGCGACAGGCGAGCGCGGCGACGTGTTCGTGATCGATGACCCGCACAATATTTTAGAGGCGGAGAGCGAGGCGATACGGGGCGAGACGCTGCAATGGTTCCGCGAGGTCGTGCCCAGCCGCGTGAACGACCTAGATCGCAGCGCGTTCGTCACGATCATGCAGCGCGTGCACCATGAGGACGTGGCCGCAGCGGCCCTAGAACAGGGCTATGAGCACCTGTTGATCCCGATGCACTATGACCCCCCGCGAGCGCGCACGACGTCGATAGGCTGGCGGGATCCGCGCACGCAGCCCAATGAACTGATGTGGCCAGCGCGCTTCTCTGCGCAGGCGGTGGCCGAACTGGTGCAGACGCTCGGCCCCTACGCATCCGCCGCCCAGCTGGAACAACGCCCGACGCCGCGCGAAGGCGGGCTATTCAAAGTCGACAAGATCCAGACGATCGACGCCGTGCCAGACGAAGAGATCAACTGGTGCAGGGCATGGGATCTCGCGGCGACAGATGGCGGCGGCGCATATACCGCAGGCGTGCTGGTCGGCTGGCGCGTCGAGGCGCGCCGGGTGATCATCGCGGACGTGCGGCGCGCCCGGCTCGGCCCGGACGGCGTGCGCAAGATGGTCGCAGACGCCGCAGACTTTGACGGCGACGACGTTCCGATCTCGCTCCCGCAAGATCCGGGGCAGGCGGGCAAGGCGCAGGCGCGCGATTTTGTCGTGCGTCTGGCTGGGTATCGCGTGCGGATCGAGCCGCAGAGCGGATCTAAGGAAACCCGCGCCGAACCGCTGGCTGCGCAGGTCGAGGCAGGCAACGTGGACATTGTGACCGGTGCGTGGAACCGCGACTTTATAGAAGAGCTTCGACATTTCCCAAGATCTGTGTATAAAGACCAAGCGGACGCCGCGAGCTCTGGCTTTAACGCCGTCGCGCCGAAGCGGAAGAAGGCGACCGGTCTATTCGTGATCGGTGATCATGTGGGCAACAAAGCGAGGCCGGTCTGATGAAAGCACCAATAAAGTCAACGGCAACGCGCGAGCTTGGGGCGGCGGGCAATTATGGGCGCGATGATCAGCTGCGCCCTGATGAGTTCCTGCCGAAGCTGCGCGGGCTGAACGCGACGCGGACATTCCGCGAGATGAAAGACAATGACCCGACAATCGGCGCGATCCTGATGGCGTTCGAGATGCTGCTGCGCGCGGCGGAGTTCCGCGTTGACGCGACCGACACCAGCCCAGAGGCGGAGGAGGCCAAGCTATTCGTCGAGCAGTGCTTTGACGACATGGAGGGCACTGTTGACGACTTCCTCGCCGAAGTGCTGACGTTCCTCCCGTTCGGCTTCTCAGTCTTCGAGGTGGTCTATAAGACCCGATCCGGGCGCGTGACCGACGATCCGACGCGCTATTCGCAGTTTAATGATGGTCGCTATGGCATCCGCAAGCTCGCGCCGCGTGCCCAGTGGACGATTGACCGGTTCCTGACGGACGAGAACGGCACGATCACGGGCGTGCGGCAAAGTGCGCTGTCGCTCAAGCTGGGATCCGTCGACATTCCGGCGTCGAAGATGCTGCATTTCCGCACCTCGACTGTGAACAACGACCCAAGCGGGCGCTCGATCCTACGAAACGCTTTTACGTCCTATCATTATGCGTCGCACATTCAGATGGTCGAGGCCATCGCGGTCGAGCGCGAAATGAACGGCATTCCCGTGGGCAAGATCCCGTCCGAATATCTGGGCGAGAACGCGAGCGCCGCGCAGCAGGGCTTTACAAATGCGTTCAAGAAGATCTTGCGCGACGTCAAGTTCAACGATCAGGGCTTTATCTTGATCCCGTCCGATGTCTATGAGAACGACGACGGCACAAAAACATCTATCCCGATGGTCGAGTTCGGGCTGGTAACTGCGCAAGGGTCGCGTGCGATCCCGACAGGGGATGTCATCCAGCGCCACCAAGAAAACATCGCTCGTTCGGTTCTTGCTGACTTTCTTATGCTCGGAAGCGGCCAAACTGGATCGTTCGCCCTATCTAAAAGCAAAACAGACATATTCTTAACATCAGCAAGCGGCTATACCGAAGCAATCGCGTCGGTGCTGAACCGCCAGCTCTTGCCCCGCCTTTGGGAGATCAACGGGTTCGACCCAACAGTCATGCCCAAAGTCGGCTTTGGCGAGATCGCGCCGGTGGATCTGGCCGAACTGGGCGCGTTCGTGCGCGACATCGCGGGCGCGGGGATGCCGCTATTCCCCGACGACGACA